ATCAGTTAAGTTGTCCAATTCACCAATTATCTGATCTAATTGATCAATTGAGAAGTTATCTTTTTGAGCAGATGCGGCCTTGAATGCACTAAGTATTGCACTTCTTTGTCCTTGTGCAGGATTATTCTGTAGCTGTGTCATATAGTCGTGATACTTAGCTGACGCTGTATACCATTCTGGGCTAAAGTCTTTACCAGATGATCTAACTGCGGCGCTCAATTCTCTAAATTTGTCTAGCTCATCGGGCATCATAGTAACATTGTAATCATAGTTAAATCCGTTGATACTGCCTTGTCCTGTATATATTTTACCATCGTTTATAAGTTGGTCAACTGCATCGTTACCAAAATCAGCATTAACATCTGACATAGCATCACTAAAGTTAGCGTCAGCCATTGATGCTTCCAGGTTGTCAATATCTGCCATTCCAGCAGATTCAATATTACTAATAACTTCATCACTAATCATCTTAAAGGATTGACCTGCAAGATAACCAAGTGCGGCCGCTTTCAAGCCTTTACCAATTGCTGTTGATAGCTTTTCGCCTTTAACTAATTCATTAGCACCACGTAAAACTTGACCAGCAATAGCGCCACCAAGTGGGCCAGTTGCAAGTGCGGCAACGGCAGTTAAAATACCAATTGCAAATGCTGTTTTAGCAGGGTTTTCTTTAGCATACGTACCAAGTGCTTCAATTGAGGTAATAACCTTCTTGCCTGCGGTTGTTTGGCCTAGTTTACTACGTAGATCCTTTTTAATCGTTTCAAATTTTTGATCAAACGCTTGAACTGGTGCAGTATCCTGCAACCATTTAGCGGCATCACCAAGCATTTTATTTCCGGCATCAACAACATCTTTACCTTTACCTAATGCTGTTCTGTTCGTTCCGCTGGCGTTAGCGGTTGTTTCAACACCTTTAAATAATCCAGTAATTTGATCTGCTGTTAATGCGGCTTCAATTACTGGTCGGGCATCATTATAGATGCCTTCAACTATGCGTCGTTGATCCGGTGTTAAATCAGAACAAACACTTTCTAGTAAAGCATTGCTCTTCTTAAAATAGTTTTCTCTAAGAACTCTATGTTCTATTGATTTAAATTGATCAATTTTCATTTATTTCATCCCTAATGCTGTTTTTAATTTTTGGATAGCTGATTTATTAGCTTTACCAATTTCATTTTTCATTACTTCAGCATCATCAGGATCTCCTGGTTCAGTTGGAGCGGCTGGATCAACTTTCATTGGTTCACCAGTCTTATCATCCTTGCCGTCTTTGTTTGCATCAACTTGTGCATTAACATCATCAGGATCTGGTGTAGCATCAGCACCTGCGGCTGGGGGAAGTTTGATTGGCTCGCCCGTAGTATCATCTTTACCGTCTTTATTCGCATCAACTTGAGGCGTTCCGTCGGAGTTAGTTGAGCCGGGTTCCGTTTCTCCCCCAGTACCCGCTGGCGTAGGAACAGGTTCAGCACTAATTGGTGCTAATGCTGTACCTTGTTGAACTGCTGATAAGTACAATTTAAATGCTAGATCATTTTTAATTTGTCCACCTTGGAACTTACCCGATGGCATTAATTTAGTCCACTGTTGACCTTCCCATTTATAAGTAGCTGTTGTTCCGCCACTTTGTTTAATGCTGTATTGTGTGCCAACTGGAATATCTTTAGGATCTTTTGTTGTTACTGGTTTTGTGCCTTTGTCGCCAGGCTCAAGTACTGCTGGATTATCTTTAGGAGCCGGTGCAGTGCCGCCGGCTGGTGCATCTCCTGGTAATTCCTTTTGTCCAAACTCACCTGCGGCAAGTTCAATGGAAACCATTTGCTTAATATATTCTCTACTCTTACCAACGTTAGATGCTGTACCTTTAACTGGTCCGGGCCATGGCTCATCTTTTGCATGCTTACGGAACTGTCCAATAAATTTTACTAGTTCAGTGTCAGTATTTAAATCAGGGTTTGCTTCAATCTTTTGATTCCACCGACCAAACGTTTGATCGCTCATTTTCTTAATCAGTGCTCCAGCTTTACCTTTAGCAACACCTGCTTTAGCGCCAGCGGTTGGACTTTGTCCTTTAACAAGAGCTCCGACGGCGCCACCGGCGCCACGTAATGCATTTGTAACTTTAGAAGTTGTATCTCCAACGGCCAAAGGATTCAACTCATTAAGTTGATTTTCTTTTATAAATTCATTTGCTTTCATTTTGATTTTGCCCTTTTAATTCCTCTGCTAAATTTACTGGTATCTTGCGACTTGATGCTGTTTAGCAAACGTCTTTCGAGGTCAATCGCGGCTTCTTCACTATAGCTTTCACGAATAGTATTAATGAGATTAATGCAACTATTAATTACATTCAGACCTCTACTTTCAACTATGTAACCTTTATCTAAATTAGATTTTGTTAATCTAATTTCTGATAATTCATCTAAGATGCTACGAGTTTTACTCTGCAAGGGGAATACCTCTTTATTTCTATATAGTAGTTGTTTGTATTTATTATCTTAGACGCTTTTACACTTACCACAATATTCATCACATACTAACAATCGACCAGTTTTATAGTCTTTCACTTCCCACAACCGTTTAAAATCCTTAAACCATTCAATACATGTCTGAATATCGTAATCAAGTGCATTGTTTTTTGATATCAATGTATTTAACTGAGTATTTAACGGTTCCACGTAACTGTTCTTACCAAAAGTTTCTGGGTAAAGCCCTGTAAAACAACAAGGACTAACTTCGCCATTGGCCGCAACATAGATCCTATTATTAGTTAAAGTATCGCATGTAATTTCAATGTCATCTACTGCTGGATCAAATTTCCATGCTGTATTGTCAACAGTACGTGACTCCGAACGCTGGTCATTGAACATAGTTTCAAAATCTGTTGTGCCAGTATAATCACCTAATACATGTGTTAACTCTTTCTTATCATTAAACACCGGTCCGGTATCTCTTCCATGATCAATTAACTCAAACGATTTAAATCCAAAGTCAACAGCCAATTGGCGCATTTCTTCAATTTGATGTATATTGTGCTTAAACTTAATACACTTCCATATTGCATGGCCGCCGGCACCAATATATATTAATGCATTCTTAATTACTGTTTGGTATATAGTATTCTGTCTATATAGACTATGTACTTCATCAATCCCATCAAGATCAAAGCACACTTGTGTATTTGCTTTAGCAAGTCGTTGCCAAAACTCTTTGTTTCTAGCACCTCCATTGGTACTGATAATAATTTCTACATCTGGATTTATTTCTCTAAAATACTCAACAATGCCAACAGTATCTGGATTCATTACCATGTCTCCATAGTTACCATTGATTGTAAATTGTGTAAGTTGTTTAAGAAAAGCAGGATTAAATATGTGCTTGGCTTGATCCAATGTCATATAAGTTTCAGGATATCCGTCGTTGAAGGTGAATCCATTGAAGTTACGTGGGCATTGTGGACATTTTGCATTGCATAGTGTAGTTAGTTCAAGATGTATCTGCTGTATATCTTCATAGCTGATCATTATGTTTTAAGTCCGGCTAACATATTTTTTAATTTAGAACTATCCACTGCTCCTCCAACCTTAGCTGTATCTAGATTTGGTTTTCCACTGGCTACACTTGTTGTCTTAATCTTATTAAGAATAACACTACTTGAATCAACTGGACCTCTTTCTTGTTCATCTTCTCCAAGGTCTGTAATACGCATAGTACCAATATCGTATGCTAAATCAACTTTCATCCCAACACCAGTACTGCTACGTGATTTCATACATTGTATTTGATAACGACCACGTTCTTTCATTGCTCTACTTGTAAAAATACCAAACACGTTATCAGCAGTATTAATCTTACTAATACCACCTGCAATATGACTATGGTCAAATTCAATTTCTTCAACTGCACTTCTATTTAATTGAGATGCAGTTACCATTAGTATATCAAGCTCTTTTGCCAGGTTGCGTAGTTCTTCACTAACATACTTGTCTTTAATAAATTGATCATTTGGACTAACTTTGGCACTAACAGGCATTAACAAATCTAAATAGTCAACCATAACAAAGTCAATTGGCATGCCTGTTTGCACTTGTACTTCTTTTAAATAAGCACGAATATCATTGATGTTACTTTGTGCCGGGATTGCCTTGACACGATATTTACCAGACTTTTTACCAACAAGTACAACCTTCATAGTAGTTGTATCAATGTCTTTACGAATGTCTTTTGTGCTCATGTTTGCTAACATAGCATCTGTCCGCAAACTAGTTAATTCTTCACTAAGTTCCAATGTAATGTAAACACCACTAAGTCCTTGTTGCAACCAGTTTAATGCAATGTTCATCATAACTAGTGACTTACCTGATCCTGATCCTCCTGCAAAAATGTTAAGTTCACCTTTGCTAAACCCACCATACAAGATCCTATCCATAGCCGGCCAACCTGTGCTAACTTGTCCACCGCTATTAAAATACCTATCAATGCGAGCCTTAGGATCATAGAAGTAATCTGTACCCATGTCCTTTGTTAAACTGATTTGTACTGCATCTTTAATTAGTTTCTCAACCGGATCATACTCACCTTTTTCAAGTAAGTCTGCACTTTTTAAAATAGCCCGTTCAAGTTCTTGGCGTCTAGTAAATTGCTCAAACTCATTCATAAACCATTCGTAATGATCTTCTCCTAAATCTGTATGTGTCTTTAGTTCAACACCAGTCTGTGCCTTAACTTGAGCATGAGTAGGAAGTACCTTGTATTTTTCGCTATGCTCTTTAAGAAACTTAGCAGTATCACGTAAGCTCTGATCAAAATTTGTAGGGTTATAGATATTAGATATACGAACAAAAGAGTGTGCATCGCCCATCATCATTTCTAAGAATAATTTCTGCAGATCTGGTGTGTATTCTGTCATTCGTAATATTCCTGTAATTCTCTAACTGTTTTTGGAAACGCATTTAATCCAGCACATCGTAGTTCAATGCCAAGATCTTTCCTGAGGTGTCTTTGTATTATAGCTTCATATAGCAAAGAACGCAATGGTATTTGGGTATCAAAGAAAAGTTCTTTTCCCAAAGCACGTTTCCAATGTAAAATGCTTTCATAATCGTCTAATAGCCTATTCTGATACGTTTTCCAGAAGGCAATCAGTGAAGTAAACAAAGCCTCATCTCTAATTTCAATTTCAAGGTGATTGAATATAGCCCTGCATATACGTTCAGTTAATCTAAATATGTGTTCAGTTGTGTATAACACTCCCCCGGCATTTAACGCCATTTGTTGCCATTTATCAGCGTCAACAAAAAAATAATCAATATACCCGCTTAGATATTCTCGTTGTTGCCAACGTTCAAGGTCAGCAAAAACCGTAGCATTTTGATCCCATTGTTTAACATGCTGGCTAGGACTAAAAATTCTTGATAGTGTTTTTGGGTCTTTGGTTGATGTTTGTATTGTAATAATGTCAAAGATAGGATCAACTGCACTTATGTAAACGAACGGCGAATGTTTTCCAAGTTCTGAAAATACCATATCACTCTTGGTATGTTCCATTGGAACCTGAACAGTAACTACTCTTGGGTTAGTGTCAGGTATATCTGCTTTTAGTAACTCTAATGTATCTCTACCGTCTTGAATTTCCATAGTAGGAATCATAGTCTGGGTTTCCCCACTCATATGAAAACAATGCATTGGATTAACCGGTATTAATTCTTTATTAAATTCTAAGGTACTAGTATAACGTATTAGTGCTTCTAATAGTTGTTGACCAGAACCTATTGTACCTGTAATCCAAAATTGATTAGTCATTAAACTTCCTATCTATCCACTTCTTACCTACATATAATAATGCTACAACAATTACAATACCACCAAGTACTACGGCTTCTAGTAATAAGTTGCCTTGGCTCGAGTCCACTTCAATACCATCTTTGCCTACTGCAATACGACAATTTTCGCAAGTCTCATTCATTAGGCCTTCTCGGCAATTTTTGTTAGACACATATCAGCTACTTGTTTGTGCTGATCAACTAGACTTAAATCACTCCACGTATCTTTAATTGAGCTTCCAAGGTTTAGCCAATCTGTACTCCGAATTGTTAACAACAATGTACGGATACTATTCAATGATGCACGTTCAGCAGTAATGTCCGGTTTACTAGGATTAACCTGCAACGCCCAACGTGAGAATCCTCCAATATGCGAGATGTCTTCATTATTCAACGGTGGAAGAGGAATCTTTAAGAACTCCTCGTCAATAAACAAGTCGCTGGTAAAGTGAAAGACTGTCTTATTCATTTTAAATGCCATGCTGTCTAACAACGGCAAGAACTGACTTAGTTTATAGTACTGGTTATATAGTGTATCGTATTCATGTGTTTCCATTGTCTGCACTGAAAGATGGTTTGGATAATAACGTTGGTTTCCTGGGCCGCACCATTCAACAAAGATTACATCAGCATCAGCATCTAATAAACTTACACTAGCACGAAGAAACGTATCTTCGTTACTACTTCGGTTAAAGCCTTGGTTAATACAAGGAATGCCTAACTTCTCATGCATTAAGTAAGCAAAGTTTTGATGGTTCTGGTCGTCTAGGTTTGATCCGCAAGTAAAAGTACTGCCGTGGCAGTGTACTTTCTTAAACATTAATCTTTCTCCTTAATTTGATTTTCAATGGGTTTGTTTCAACCCCGTCAATAATAGTTTTTAACACAAACAATTTTCCTAACTGTTGTACTGCTTCTGATATATCTTTATAATCACTTTGCCAGACTGGAAAACTAACACTCCATCCATGCTTTAATGCAACTTTAATTAACCCTGCTCCGGCTTCGTCTGCATCAGCTACTACTATTATATGTTTATCCAGGTTGTCGATCAAGTCAGCTTGAATGTCGTTGATGGTATTTCCTAATGTAGCTACTCCATCAATTGCTAATGCATCAAACGGGCCTTCGCATACAATTGCAATCTCGTTATCATGTTCTTGCATATCTAAGTTAAAAACTAATTTAGATTCGTAATTATTATGATACTTAGGTTTTACATTACTGTCAACGGCTCTTGCTGTATACCCCATTATTTTCTTACGCCATATAACCGGAACAATAACACGCCTATGCATATTGTTTGCTTTATCACTAGTCCAGTACGCTGGATATTTTTCTAAGTTAACTTTACGATCGTCCATATAGTTAATAGCACGTTGTAACTCAACAGGCAATTCATTAAACAATGGTCGTGCATCAGTTAAATTAATTAAATCCTTAGGTAAGCTACGAGCATTAATCTGTACTTCTTCCTTAGGAGCCTCAACTATATCGTCGGGGCCAACTAAATCTTTAATTCGCATAGCTTCAATGACTAGTCTATTAACAACTGCATCATCAGCACCAAACCAACTTAATAACTTCTTAAACTTATAATTCAGTAAACGTCCTGGAGTATAGTTTGCTTTATAACTACAATTAAAACAATGGTAGTTTACTGTGCCTTGTCCATTGAAAATTACTCCTCCTCTTCCTCGTGTATCGGGCGTTTCGCCGTGGTGTACACAACAAGGAGCATTAAAACTAATCCAACCAGAGCTTGCCGTTTTCTTCTTAGACGGTAATATTCCAGTTAGTGTATCTTGTATTTCTGTCCACATTCTTATTAGTATAGCGTAGTAAACATTGATTGTCAAGCAAAAGTTTGGTTATAACGCTAATAATTTGTCCACATATAGCTTTAAATAATCTGTACGTTCTGATGCAATTTCTCTAAGATTAATATCTTTAATTCTAGTAAAATTATGTACTTTAGGATCTAGGTCACAATACTGAACTTCTTCCATTAATCCAAAACAATGATTGACTTGATAAGGTGCTTTTAATGATTCCATTTCATTATACATTTCCATTGCATCTCTCCATGTTAATCCACTAGGTTCGTGTTTCCATATAACTTTACTGTTTTCAGTTATCCAAGTGTAGCCAAATTTTTCAGCACTGCGATCAATTTCACTGGTCCACGGTGCTGTTTTATCTCGTTCAATTTGTAGAGGATGCCAACTCCAGTTTGGGATTTCGTTATCAACAAACCACATATGCCAATCAATATAGTCTTTGCGTTCGTCTCCATTTAAACCAATAATCATACTACAACGAAAACTAACATCTTCTTTCCATATATCATGTCTTAGTTTTTTCAAGTATTCTTGACCATGTTTATAACTCCATGGCTTACCAACGAAATTTGCGGCTTCTTGATTAAAACTTTCAATACCAAAATAAGCACTACAAAAGCCACTTTCTTTTAGTTGATATGGAGTATCTGGATTAGCCCACAATAAATCAGCTCTCATAAAGGATCCATACGAGATATTAAAAGGAAGACGTTCAGTCATCTCATAAAATGCTTTAACCTTGTCAGCATCATCATTGAATGTGTCATCTAAAATATAATAGCGAGTTGTTCCAAAATGTTCGTAGTTGTATAGCATTTCTTCTTCAACACTTTCCATCTCACGAACATACTCCCCTTTCTTTTTTCCTACATGTGGGAAAGCACAGAACTTGCATTTGAATATACAACCTCTACTGATTTCAATAGGCAAGGATTCATTTGGTAATACACAGTCACGTTTATGCCATCTATGTCTATTCTGTTTAATATCAAATCGACATTCAGCATCCAGTGGAATATCTATAGCTGATTCTCTAATAATTCTATTTCCACTCTTATTCTCAAATGGTACCAATTGTCCTTTACGTAAAACCTGATTACATAAAGCAAGTACACCGTTTTCGGCATAACCAAAGAAATAATAATCAAATCCTGTTTTATTTGTGTATCGTGTAGAACTATAGTGTACTCCCGGGCCTCCAGTTATCCATGTAACCCAAGGATACTGTTCTTTTAGCTGAGGTAATAGTACTTCAAGAAAACGTTTTGTTTGTCCCATTACATGCTCAGTTTGAGACATAATTGACCAACCAACTATTCGTGTACGTGGACCAATAAATTTGTTGCAGAGTTTAAGTACTTCTTGGTCGGATAAAAAGGCAAAGAAATTTACTACTTGAGTTTCAAATCCGTGTTCACGCAACCACCAAGCAAGTTGATGTGGTCCGCAAATTCTATACATCTTTCCGGCTTGTGTTCCTGATTTGCCTGTTCGTCTAAAGTCTTCAGTAACAGCCCCGGAACTGCCAAATAATAAAACTTCTACTTCGTTTGACATATTATGCGTAAACACCTACAGATTTAAACAGATTATTATAAATTTTCATTTCGTTTGGATCGTTGAATATACGATACACGGCATCCCATAAACGCATACGAGCATCAAGGGCGTCAAGTGCTGATGTTTCTGCTTCATGTATTTTTACTGGATCGTTATCACATAAGGTTTCTACTAGATGCACTGCCGCTGGTCCGTGTTCGTCACCATCAAGGTCAATATGTCTTTGTAAGTAGTAATGAAACTTTGGTGCATCATGTGCAGTAATTTTCATTTGATTTAATATTTTAGTAAACATTGGAGGTATTAGTTTCTCTCTGCCAAATGCAAATGCGCCAGCAATAATGTGTGGTTCTTTGGTATGAATAAACGAAAATGTTGTTTTCATAAAACTAGTACTAGCAGGTGGCACTTCAGCATTTTCCATTGCATCGTCAAATCCAAGATTCCTAACACGCTCAATGAATGATTCAAAGTTCCTACCATTAGCACCAATCTCTAACATTGCTTGTGCATACAAATCGTGATGGGTAATTGAACCTGTACCACCCAGATCAATATCGCTTTCTTCACCTAATACAATGTCATTTACAAATCTAGCAAGGCCTGCTCGAGCCCATCTAGTAGGAACCCAACATTCTGTACTTGGGCATATATGCATTTGTAATGATTTAATAAGACTCATGAAATCCCATACAGCATATACATGGTGTTCCATAAAGATATGTAATTGGTCTAATGTTTTTAGACAGTCGCCTTGGAAAAGTAAGTGATTTTCAAGTAGTTCTGTTCGTTCTTCAATGCGGGATAAGTTTAGTTTCATCAAGGATCCTATAGTAAGGTTACTTGATATTTACGCAAAAATTAAGAAGCTAAAAAATTTAAATTAGGCAGGTTTGTTAGCTAAAAAGCCTGGATTAACTTGTAATGTAATACCCAAAGAGAAGTTATCATCCGCATAAGCCGGTGCTTCAACACTACTAAGTGTACCTTTAATTGCTAATGTGTAACGTGAAGCGTCAAGTGTAGCTAGTTGCTCTTCAGTAAACGTAATAGTACCTTTACCGTTAGTTGCGTCGGTAACTGTTACTGTAGGTGTTAAAAATGAAAATCCTTCTTGACCTTCCATAACTTTAGCAACAAATGTGTAATTAGTTACGTCTACTTTTTTCTGATCTTGGTTCAGGAACTTTAGTTGTACAGGGTTATCTGAACCTTTATATAATTGAATTGTATTATTAAACACTTGCCTAAACTCCCGATTGGTAACCGTGCCATCCATAATTTGCAGACGGATAACTGGGGTATATAAATAACTTAGTATTGTCTGCATAATGTTGGCGATCCTTAATTTCTTAACAGTATTTATATGAAGAAGACATCTTGTATACAGAATCACAAATAACAGAGTTACTAGAGCAATACCCTTTCTTAACCTACCTAGTATATGGTGGTGTAGAATATATTGGTATAATTCAAAATAGCGACGATCAAATTACTACAATATATGACTTTAGTAAACTAAAGTCTAAAGAAGAAAAAATGACGTTTTTAGACCTTGCTGATGTATGGTGGTGGGAAAGTAATAGACTAATTCCTATCAATGTATTTTTAAAGCAAGATTGGTATCAATTTCAACCATGTCGATCTACGTTCAATAGTAAAGACGTAGATATACGATTTGGGCCTAGTACTAGTTTAAAACAACTAAGTGTTCGTCGTAGTAAGAGGCGTAGTATTACCTTGGTCCGGAAAACTGATTAGGTTCATATGAACCACAACTAAATTAGCATAGGCTACACTATGCGACTTCTTAAAATAGTATGACTCGTCAGCGGGTTTTTCCCAAACGGATTGTGCAACTTTCTTCCATTTATTACCTACTAACATACGTTTACCAGGACGAATAACTGCTAAAAACATAGCAAGTCTTGGAATAGTATTAACGGCCTCTGGCATACGTATCAATGTATCATAATGATCACCAATGTGAATTAACTGCTCACAGAATGATTTATCATATAATCTATCCCACTCGGGTTCTTTCTCTAACAACTGTTTTAAATGTTCTTCATTCTTAACTTGTTTATAAACGTTAACATTTAGTAAGTCAAGTTTGATGTATCCTCTATCTTCGCTGTCTTTATGGTCAATACTGCATAACCCAGTATAAGGATCAACAGGAACACGTTGAAAGTAAACACCTGTATTATGTTTCACTAACCCAGAATCTCTATGTATACTAGCTGGAGTAGGACTTAGCAAATCAAGAACTTTTGTTCTATCTCCAAAGTCAATATCAATATCACTTTTAAATTTCATTAAAATAACGAGCTCACTGATTCTTCATTTGTTACACGACGAATTGCTTCACCAAACAAGGTGCCAATTGATACTTGCCTAGTCTTTTTACAGTTCTTAGGACAACGATTAGTAATAGAATCTGTTACTACTAATTCTGTAAGTACACTCTTCTCTACACGTTGGCATGCTTCACTGCTCAGTACACCGTGTGTAATATAAGCACGAACACTTAAAGCACCTGCATCCATAATAGCTTTAGCCGCATTACATAATGTGCCGCCACTGTCAATAATGTCATCAACTAGAATAGCGTGTTTACCTTTAACATCGCCAATCAAGTTCATAACTTCGCTCTTACCTGCTTCAGGACGCATCTTGTCTACGATAGCAATGTCTCCATTAAACATATCAGCAAACTTTCGAGCCCGGACTGCTCCTCCAGCATCGGGTGATACGAATACTGTGCCTTCTTGTTCAACATTAGGATCGTCTGGTATCCCAATTGAACGCTTGATGTCCTTTGCAAAGACTAAACGGCTTGTTAAGTCATCAACTGGGATATCAAAGAAGCCTTGGATCTGCCCTGCATGTAGATCCATTGTAAGGATTCTATCTGCACCTGCTGTTGTTAACAAGTTAGCAACGAGCTTTGCAGTAATAGGTGTACGACTTGCACTCTTACGATCCTGTCTAGCATATCCAAAATAAGGCATAACTGCGGTAATACGTTTAGCACTCGAACGCTTTGCGGCATCAATCATCACTAATACTTCCATTAAATGATCATTTACTGGAGTTGCTGTTGAATTTACAATGAAAACATCTTCACCTCTGATGTTTTCTAAAAACTCAACACTAACTTCGCCGTCAGCAAACTTATCAACTCTCGATGGTACTAAGGTTGCAAAACAATGTTCTGCAATCTTTTGGGCTAACTCTGGATTAGCATTACCTGTGATGATCTTCATTTTCAAACTGTACCCTTTCGTGATTGGAGGATTTTAAAATCCATTCTTGTTAAGTATATCGTTAACCCATTCTCGATCTGCTAGATAATCCTGAAACTTACGTTGCCAGTAATCTGGATCAATCCAAGGAAGGATAATTGATAACTGCTCTTCATTTAACGTTTCTAAAAACTTAATCCCGCTATCGCAATTAAACACAATCCACGGGCTTACTCTGCCATTACTTATCTGAAAGCAAATCTTGTTAGAATTTCCATATCTGAAGTAATCAGTTAACTGAAGACTTTCAACTTCGTCAGCATGCCGTTGCATTTCATTCATACTACGTTCAATTGCGTCAGATACATTTTCAATACGTATATACTGATGCAACCATTCAAGGTACAAAGTATCCTTACACCACCAGTCTAGCTTCTTGTTATTCTTTAACAGCCACTCTGTATAACTTTTAAAGTTTACACAACGTATAGCTTGAGAATGCCTGCCGTACTTAATAAAAGCACTATAATACGGACTTTCAACACAATCTTTGTATGTTTTTAACTTAGCACTACCTTGTGATAGTTCATAAAATCGCAAATATGCTTGAAAGCCTAATTGTACACCTACTTCTTTTTCCTGTTGATACCTACGTTTAGGCTCGCACAGATGTGCCGCAAGAGTACTTTCTTTACGGTATTCTTTGTTACAATACTGACATTTATAGCTCGGCTTTGATTCGTTTGTCATCCCAGCCGTGCCGTCTTGCCATGTCTTTAAGATCTCGTGTATCATTAATCTTTGCCATTAGCTCTAAGTCCGAATCATCACGACTCGGAAACATTTGTTTCAGGAACTTAATTGCTTTGTTGTTGTTTGTTTTCTTCTTAGGTGATATCCATTTATGATAATGCTTTCCCATACCTGGACTAACTGTAGTTGCTAACAACCATAAAAACTTCTTATGCTTGCTTGCACTAATATCAAAGAAATTCTTGTTTAAACGTTCATTACAACTTACGAGATAGTATTGCTGTAACTCGGTAGTTCCACCAGAAACACTACTACCCCATCTAATCATAAGAAACGCCGCAAACTTTTTCTTTTCTTCATCAGTCATACTATCGTAGTAGTCACGTTGTTTCTGATCTAATGCCGACATCTCATTTCTAATATTTAATTTGTCGTTGCTCATTTATCATCTTCTTTAATTACGTTATATATTAGTATAGCATGATTAAGTGCTTCATGCAAGCTCTTATTTGATTTAGCTTTATCAAAAAGATGAAACCAGTCTACCATGTCTGCAATCTCCGGCTCTTGATAACAGGGTGCAAACGATGAAGACTGACTTATAACCTTTGACATACTTGGATCCTGTCCAAATTCTCTACGTTTCACAGTTTTGCCACCGTCGGGACTTTCAAAGATATACCTGGTTGGCTCTTGCTTCTGGTGTGACATGATACTTTCCATCTAATCGATTGGTGAATCCAACAATTACTTCTTTATGCAATGGCCAATAATCTAAATCAAATTCTGGCGCACGAATACCGAGTGTATAATTTGTATCATTTGCAAAATAGATTTTAGGTTGTGGCATCTTGTTTGCTATCTTATGGACAAACATATGGTGTATGTGTCCGTACTCTCCATCTTCATTGTGCGTTACAATTAATGCACAATCCTTATTAAGATTAGCTATTAGTGACTCTTCAGCTAATGCTTCGTCAAACGTAGTAATATATCCTTGCTCAAGGTCCCTGTAATGGTCTTCAAATCCTAAGAACGTAGTCTTAATATTATATTGGTTCCAAAAATTCCTTGCTTCTTGTGCTCGCGGATCTGTATCGTTGTATGTTAGGTACGTTATACTCCAGTCCCAATTATGTTTAGTAAGGTTAACAATTGGCCAACCAAATATACAACAATCATCAGGATGAGCTACTACTAATTTAACCTTCACTAGGAATCTTTGCTCCTCTAGCACCATCAAATACACAGATAAAATCTAAGAAGAAGTCACCGTCGTTATGCACTCGATGAAATACGTTATCTTCAATTAGTATAACATCACCAGCTTTAACTTTAAACTCTTTATAGTCTAATTCCATGCGACCAGAGCCTTTAATGAAGAAATAAACCTCTTCTTGACCTGCATGCCGATGTCCGGTAGTGCTTTGTTTTGCTCTAAGCCTTGTCTTGCTCAATACTAGGTTGTTTAATAAAGTGTTATCTGTAAGCTCGTATTGGGTGTTATTCTTAACCTCAACACCACCAATATCGTCTACATTGTAGGGGTTAAGAGCCATTACTGGCCTGTTAATATATTCTTCCATGTAGTTTATCCTTTGTGTTTTACCATATCTTTCCATAGTCTACTACTTCGCTTAGTCTACTAATATCATTAACAAAATAAGCACACCTTGGCTTAGCACAAGTTTCAATTGGAACCGCCAACATTTGTCCAGGACGTAATTTAGGAAAGTACCATTTAACATCTTGATAGATGTCAACAATCTCAATATCTCCAAACTCGGGTCGGAACGAAGATAATGAATTAAAACAGAAAGCCTTAAAGCCCCTGTCGTTAATACTAGTAAGGGGAACCACTTCAAGGTCTCCAATGTCTGGTTCACCAATAAGAATTTGCCAATCCATCGGCATTTGAATTTGTTTACCTGCAATTTTTAAAACCAATGCTGAACTATTAAAACTTTCCAAGAAAATTAATGGAATGAAAAAGAAATCTGGGTTCTTAGGGTCACTATTGTCTAGCACTGAAAACCGCAGATCATCCACTTCTTCTGGTAGCTCTGTCATGTCGTAATGTGCGTCTTCTAATGTTAATATTCTCATGTTATATTCCATACCTTTGTTATTAATTCATAATACCTATCCGCTAGATACGTTTGACTTTCAGGATCACCATGGTAACCAGGATCCTCTTTCGATGTAAACGGCCATGTGTTAGTTGCATAAGCCGGAGTATCTTCGTAACGAAGTGTTAAACAATGATCAGGAATTACATCCGGGAATTCCTTTCTAACAGTATCGTTAGTCCAAATGTTATTAGCAATTAACAGGAATGGAATGCCTGCGTAATGTAGCTGAAGAATACCTTCTCGTATAATCCATTGGTCCATTTGTAGCTTCCACCCGCTATCGTACAAACTGTTAACGTATTGTTTAACTGCTTGCTGAGTGGCTTTATCAATCTTTGTGCTTCTGTAAGGGTGTGGATAATTTTCAGCAAGACTGAAAATAGTTTCACATATCATTGTATATGGATTGTCACAATAGTTAACATTGTTAATACCAACATCTCTATTATATCCATTTAAGTGTGATTTTTGTAAATGCTTTTGTAAGTCACTGTTCCAACCTTTATTTTCTTCTGCTGGCGGCACATACGGTGCGGCACTAGCCGGAATTTCCATACGGTCATGGAATGTAGGTGCAATAATTGCAAACGCAGGCCGCTGTCGTAACACTTCGTCAATTTGTATACGAATGCCACCATTACTACATCCTTGGCGAGCTAAAATTTCAACGTCCCAGTCTAGTTTCTTAGCCAGTACTTCTCCGTAGGCAGTTCCTTTAAGGTGTTCGTATTCTTTACTGGCAGGCGCACTAAAACTGCACCCACATACTATTAATTTTTTATTCATATCTAAAGTACCATTGATTTCCTAATAATTCGTAACTGGTTTTAACCACCGAGTAGTCTGGATTGGGAATAATTTTACTTGGGGTTCCAAATATAGTGTCCCAGTGTTCCATAACTATGTCTCCAGTAACTGCCCGCCACGTTAACAGTATACAGTAACCATGCGCCTTTGTCAAGTCTTTTAGGTTAATTTGGTGTTCAAATTGTTTGTAATCGCAATGGTTTGGTTGATTAAGATCCACTGTAAACCAATCTGTTTCGTGTATTAATTCCAATGCATCCATAACGGGTTTCATATCTGCCGGACTTCTATTGGCCGCCTGGAACAAATTAAAAATTGAGTTCTGTCTATATTTGACAGAGTCGTCACGAACCTTCTGACGAATTGACTCTTCAAATTTTTCGTCAATTGTGATTTCCGGCTCAAAGTCATAGGCTTCACTACTTGACTGCACAACAGCAAACAGTGGATGATTTTTATATATTTGAAACTTGTAGTCAAATCGTCCCGGAATAAACTCTCCTCCGTTACGAATTGCATGTTCGGATATTTCTAATATTTTTTCATTCCATAAGTTAGTACAAATAGTTTCACTTACATAGATATCGCCGGTGATATTAACATCCATCCAGTTTGCATTAACGACAGTTACACGATCCTGGAACCCACATAAGTTAACACTTTCTTGTGTTAACTGTGCTCGCTCAGGATCTTGCTCAACTGCAATTACATGTTTAGCGCCTGCATGACAAGCAAGGATAGTTAAAAATCCTGTACCTGACCCAATATCAATTACTGTCTTACCAGGCGCTTTGGCCTCTAGTGCGGCTTTGTAAAATCGATTACGTCCGCCATCATTGATCATTGGCAAATAAACACCGTCGTTTGATCTCCATTCAATCGCCATTTTTTATAATCTCCATAATTTTTTTTGCCGCTTGTGTTTGGGCTTGGGCTGTCGTGTGATAAACTACGTCAGGTGGGTTGTGTCTTAACTCCCACGCTTCTTCATACAGTTCTTTTACATCTCTATCTAAACATATTACTTGTATATGTTGCTCACGGCAACGACTTTCGTACCCCTGGAACATCTCATTATCTAAAAAACTCTGCATCTCAGGGTCATATATTGTTGTAAAGTAGGCCTTTACTGCCGCTTTAACTTCGGGGTCTAGTCCTAGTTCTAGTTCTCCTAGTATACTAGGAATAGTGTGACTAACAAATGGTTCTGTGCCATCGATTTCGTAACGAATGTTTGCTATTGGGTTACTTGCATTAAAGTCGGGACCATTAACTGAGGCCGGTACTGTCATTCTAGCAGGGTCAGTTGAACTGTAAATGACAACGCTAGGATTCATTGCTAACGCTTTAAACAATTGCATAAAAATTGCAGAATTTGAAATGCCGCCACGGGCCAAATTTACAACTGGACCTTCTAATTGTTCACTGAAGTGCTTTCCTACTGCAACAGGATCTCTAGAACAAAAACTGTCCCCACAGACAACAATCATTTTTGACGCCTTTCGAATGCTAATGCAATTGCTTGATCAATTTTAGCACTAAATTTTTTATTGTTAAATGTCTGCAAGTTTTCTTGTATCTTGTCAAACATTGACATATAGTCACGCTGTACCTCTTGGATAGGTCTATTAGCAAACTTTAACACACTATTAGTAAATGCAATAACACGTTCTTGATCGTTGCTAATTTGATCATAACTTAAATCAATTATTTCTTCAAACACATGATAGCCTGCTTGACGTAGACGTTCTATACTACCAGCACTACCACCATAGAAAAATAACTGTTGATGAGCAATAGCATTAAAGACTTTTTCACTAAAGAAAACTTCTGGATGCGATCCACCATACAATGTATCTAGTATCACACTTGCATAACTGTTGTTATGAATATCGTGCGGCATGTTATTAAAGTCTGCTGTCGCTCCAAGCACCGCAGTTTGTTCTATTACTGGCCCAATCTGCTCAATAAACTCAGCAGTATATTGATGAGTTTGTCTATTTAAATCACTGTGTAAACAACTATATGATGTAAAAGCACTGTGTACTACTTGCTTGATCTTATTGTAAAGGTATCTTCTCTCAACGTAATCTTTAGTACTTGTATACGAAATAGTATAATTTCTGTGTGTACGTACAGGACTGCGATAGTCTTTTAACCACCATTGTGTTGAATGCTCCTGGAACATGTCTGTGTAAACTGGAAAACGAACTGTTGCAGGAATGTTCCATCTACTAGATAGCATAACAAACGGGGTAGGATTATTGTTATACCACCAGTTTAAATAATCAACCAATGGCGTTTGGAAGTTACCAGAGACATAAGGATTGTTAATAATAATCACATCGTCGGGTTTAATGTCTTTGCTGTGCTGTAAGTATTCGATGTACTTGTATTGAAAGTTTGGGTCGCCTTGGTCTAAATCTGTGCTGTAATCAAGATAGTGTATTGTATAGGGCTTATCAGAATAGTCATAAACGTTGTAAAAGTCAGAGAATGTCACTGACCGTTGACCAGCATAATTTTTATGTTCTTTAATGCAACTGCCCAATCGTTCTGCAATTTGGTTTTTAAATGCAACACGACTGTTGTTTAAGTCACGTACAAACAATGCACGACGTCCAATTTCTTCTAAGGGTTGGTTATCAATTTTTAACTTTTTAAAGTCGTCTTCTACTGCCCAAATTTGTTTGTGCAAGCCAACTAACCCACTGATTAAACCCTGTACCGATTCGATGTCGTATTCTTCTTCCAATTGCTTGCGGTAAAATTCAACTTCGTCGGCATTGGTGCCGTTTAGGTTTTCAAACTTAACTTGTGCAATGGCGTATCTATCAACTAATTCAACTACTGGAAATTTCATTTAACAACCTCAACTTTCGGAAAATAGCGTACAAACTCTGCTGAATAACCTAAATGGTTATTTAAGCGACATTGAATTTCATCAAAGAAATTCCATGCCAGAGGAATAAACAATGCTTGGCTTAGGTCAACATGGTCACCCACAGTTGACAAATCGTAAATGGGAATCTGCATACCCGGAGTTACCAGTCCTTGTTTAAGCGGACTATCATCAATGATAGCATCTAATTTTGTCAACACGTAATTAAGAAATGTATTTCCTTTTGCCGCGGCACCGTAGCCAACAAGCAAACGGTTTTCACTACGTGCTTTTGTTACAGTATCAATGAAGTCATTTTTAATCTGACTTACTGCCTGCGGCCAACGCTGGTAAGTTTCTTCATTGTACAGTCCCTGCGATGTTTCCATTGCTAGCCAGTTTTCAATGCCTAGACGATTAGCAGGACTACTACGCATTTCAAAAATATAACTTACACCGTGAATTGGCGTTTTAATGACGTCGGTTAAAAACAACCCATTGCGTTCTGCTAAACGCTTCATACTACACACATTATAAAAACTAATATGCTCATGATAGATAGTATCAAACTCATTGTTCAATACCATGTTGGCTTGGCTTGTGCTGATAAAAATTCTCCCGCCGGGATTTAATTTAGTTTTTGCTAACTGTAAAAATGCAGTTGGATCTTCCATATGGCTGAATGCATTTTGATTGTTAATTACATCAAATTTAACATCGCCAAGTTGGTTAACAGTTTCTTCCTTGAAGAAGCCAACTGCAATCTGATTATTTTGTTTGCTGTATTGTGCTAGATTTTCTGCAGGATCAATTCCGTAAGTTTTAGCACCAAAGTTCCAAAAGCAATCAAGTTGTGTGCCATCATTGCAACCTACATCTAGTATAGCAGGCACAAAGCCCATACGCTCTATTACAAATTCAGCAAACCAATAACTGTACTTTTTAAGTGTTTCGCTTGTACCAGCACGATACAGATAGTTTGTATAAATGTCTGCTGGTGGTACAGTATGTGTTAATTGCAAATGATAGCAGTCTGTACAACGATGTACATTCAATGGATACTTAGGTAAGTTAATGTTGGTCTCAGTATACGAGTTTGCCAATGGTTGGTGTCCAAGGTCTAGGCACGGAACGAGGTTTGCGCCATTGCAGGCAATGCAAGTTGTGTTTTTTCTTAGCATAGTGTCATTCGTTTGCACCTCCAAGTTTAGCTACCTTCTCAATATCGTCTAATGGATGAAGAAGTTCTCCACTCTTACGCATCTCAGCACGAATATCCGTTGCACTAATATTATGAATATCTTCGCCTAAATCATGTTCAGTAAACGTATATCCTACACCTCTACCATAACTAACATCCACAATGTTTGGAACATTAATTATATTATATTCTTTACGATATTCAAATCCTTCAAATTTAAGGGCTAAAACAATATTTTTACGAACTGTAACTATATCAAATGGGTTGTCGTCTACACCCTGTACATTGCGAATCATAATACAAACTTGTCCAGTTTGTGCTAGTGCTTTTTTAAATAGAGCAGTATGTCCTGGATGCCAGGGTTGCCAGCGTCCAAGCATTTGTGCTGTGGGTTTTTTGCTATCAAACATGTGTTATATACCTTTCCATAACTTTTGCTAATTGGATATGTGTATCACTAAACCATTCAGCAACATGGTAGTTAAATGCTACCGGTGCTTGAAACATCTTATTAGTATCCTCAAAACGTCCTTGTTTAATAGTATCCATCCATACAGTAAAGTCTGGATTAAACTCTGTTCGTGCCACTTCCGTTGGGCATACGAAATCTGCTACAGCAATCTTGCCTGCCATAACAACGCCGTCTGCTAGAAATTTCATACGCATTGCTTGACGCATACGACCTTCTGGAGTAAAATCCCAATCATCATAGCTCGTTCGAACTACATCCGCATTAATATGCACACCACCTAATAATTCTGCAAAAGGTTTAGCTAGTGTTGTCTTACCACTTCCTGGTAATCCAAAAATTAATATCTTCATTTCCACTCCGTTGTGCTAATTTTCTCTGTTAGATATTCAGCAAAAAGTTTATGAGCTTTCTCTCCAGGATGTCCATGTACTCCGTACACATCTTCGTCGATTGGTCTTAATCCGTTCTCTTGTGCAAATGTTCCAAAACTAAAGTTCCAAGGATCTATAACGCCTTTGTCTTTTAGTATCGTATTATATAAGCTATTGATAAAAGGACTATTGTAACCAATATACTCACTGCCTTCAAGTTTATCAACATTTGAAAATATCTTATAGGTTATCCCTTTGCTTTGGAGCCAGCCTGTAAGCATTACTAGATCCGTACACAGTTCTGTCATTTGTGATTCACGATTGTAATGTAGTATCCATTCCTTATAGTAATCACTAATTTCTACATCAACTTTCTTATGTATGTCAGGCACTATTGTGTTTATTAATCCATTCTGCCAAGATAACTTTTGTGTTGGCTTAATTTGATAGAAATGCCCATCGTTGTCAACTGCTGGTAAGTCTGGTCTCCATATCTCACTTCTTGAGATAAAAGTTAATCCTATAAGAGCAATTATGTTGTCCGTATCTTTAATTTCGTTTAAGTCTCTAAGAGTAGTTCTTATTATACGTCTATTGCACGATCCGGGTATACCTTTATTAATAAGTTGTGCATTACGGTCTTTTGCAATAATCTCAGAATAGACTGGAAAATTTTTATTTGTTGCACCAAAACTACAACTGTTAGAATAGATTATCATTTCCACTCCGTTTTTTCAATGGAAAATGGATAGTTTGCTTCTCTATAAAATTGCTTACGTTTAGTTAAGTGTCGTTTAGCAAACTTACACGTAGATGTGATATCCCATATCTCTACGTGATCTTTGTCTTCTGCTTTTCTAATTCCTCTTCCGATACTCTGGATGACTCTAACGAAACTTTTCCCAGGTTCCAAAAGTACGAGATTAAAAATA